TTTTTTTTGTTGTTTGTGTGGGGGGCGCGGGGGGGGGGGGGGGGGGGGGCGCGGCGCTAAGCTATCAGTACCTTAGCGCTAAGCCCTTAGGTCTTTAAGTCTTTGGTAGACTGATGGATGTAAGGGTGAAAGCCGCGTCAGCGGATTTCGGCCTTGCGTCCAGCTGGCTACCTGTCCAGCCTATCATACCCCACCTGGGATGAGTCAAACTGGTGGATTTGGCTCTATAGGCGGGTTTGAGGGGTGTAAACGGGTGTTTTTGGTAGTAAAGGTCCAAAAATTAAACCTAAACTTTTCCTTAAATTTTCTTAGAGTCTTGTAACCTTTGAGGGTGGTTAAGGCTGAAACCCCTAGTCAGAACAGGTTTCACTCCCGAACAGCTCTCACACTGTACCCTTGTGTCCTTTCCGAACACGCTAGGCCCATCAGTGCTGAGGGTGTTCCCTCAGGCTTTCGAGTACTCGTCGCTAGGGCTCCTCGTACTCTTAAGCCTTCCCTGATGGCGTGTACCCTTTTCAGTGCTGTGCCTGTTCGGCTGAGTCTGCTCGGGCTGTCGGGCTGATGCCGAGCCCTTGAGGGGCTCGGTGCTAAGTCCATCAGTGCTAAGACCCTAAGGCTGATGCTCCCCCTCTTTCTTGTACCGTGTCCTTCTTCCCCCCACCGTATCCCACACTGTCCACATAGTTGAGGCTTAGCTAACCAGGATAGGGGTTGATGGTCTATGCCGAGATGGTTGATCGCGTATCAGGCTGTGGGAGGCGTCTAGAATCGATCAGAATATGCTGGGGGTATAAATACCTAGCCCCCACCCTGCAAGGCGCTCCTAGGCGCCGTGTCACAGCTTTAAACGGTATTTCTGGGCTGCACCCTTCACGCCAGATCGGCAGGGTGACCTCGAGGGGGCACACCAAGCCAGGAGGATGTGATACATCTCACATAGTATGAGGGTGTGGATTCCATGCCCAGATATGGCATCTCGACCCCCGTGATGAAAGCCAAGGTAGATCTGCCGGACCTGCTATCACCCAGACATACCCCTGAGACGCCCTAAAAGGCCCCTAGAATCGATCAGCAGGGTCCATCCTGCATCATCCTACCCCTAGAAGATTTGAGGCGCTGAGAGAGGCCATAAGGGCTTCAGTGACATCTGTCACACCCCACACTCCAGCATGAAACGCTCACCGGGTTTGAGCGCCACCTTGACTGTGGGGTCGCCACCTACAAACTCTAGAAACCACAACAACCCCTACAACCACCGAAAGGAGCACACCCTATGGATGGCACACTCGTCACACCATCCTTCACCAGCCTCTATGGGCCAACAGAAATCAACCCACTCCACCCCGCACACCTGGCAGGATGTGACATAGGCAACACCCACACGTCTGTCATCTGCCGCCTATACCGTGCCAAAGTCGAAGAAGCCGTCTGGCTCATCCGGCCTGACTGGACCATCACTCTCGACGGTGCAGTGTATGGGCCACGCAACTGGCAGCCACTCACCCCGGATGAGGCTGAGGAACTCCACGACATGATCGACATGATCGACGTCGACGCCATCATTGCCGAAGCCACACGATAAAAACCATCCACACACCAGAAAGGAACCCGTCATGCAGAAGATCGCCAACCACTTCACCCAGCTCTACACCCCCGCCAGCTACGACTGCCCCACACCCTTCGACCTGACACGCCTCGAAAACCTCCACTGCGACCACATGGATTTTGAGAGCCTCGCCGAAGCCTACCGGCAGAGCGTAGAGACTGAACTCCACAAGCTGCGCCCCAACACATTCATCGCAACCGATGGCACCGTGTTCAGCCATGACGAGTGGAGACCGCTCACGGGTGGTGAAGCCACGCAACTCTACTGGAATGTGACCCGCATCAACATCGGAAGCTTGCTCACCCTGTGCGCCCGATAAAACCCCTAGCCACACAAGTGTCGCTCACACAAACTGAGCGACACCTTGACAGTGGTAGTCCAGTCTGGAAATATTAACCATGTCAGCAACGAACAACACCCCGGAAAGGGGACAACAGTCATGAACAAGAAAAAAGGCTACACCATCGCAGGCATCACAGCCGCCATCATCGCCGCAGCATCCTTCCTTCCAGCCCCAGACGACAATCCGCCACTCGCCTCACAGCCAGCCCCACAGGCCACCACAGCCAACACCGAATGGACCCCCAAAACCGTCCAACAGCGCAAAGCCGAGAAAACAGCCAAGCAGGCAGCCGCAGTCCGCTCCCTACAAGCTGAACAGCAGAAAGCCCACAAGCACGCCCAAACACGGGGTGAAGAAACCGCAACCGGACTCACCATGATCACCGCCGCACACACCTGCAACCGCAAAGCCGAACAACAGGCCGCCGCACACGGTGTCAACTGGAACGGCAACCCCGACATCGACCTCCAACTCCACAAAACCATCGGTAAAGACACATTCAGCATCGTCTACGGCGCAACCATGAAACAGCCCGGCGCATCCAAACTCCCAGTCACCGTCCACTGCCTCGTCACCGGAACAGAAGACCACCCGCACGTCACCGACCTCAACATCAACCCGCAACAGTAACCCGCCAAGGAGCATCCCCGCTATGCCTCTCCGCTCCCACTACACTGTCACCACCGGACTCGCCGACACGGCACACATCATTCACCACACCGGCGGCACACTACGCACAGCCACCGACATCGCCTCCCGCATCAACACCCTCAACCCAGACATTGATCTCGACCACCAAATCAACCAACTGTTATCTATCGAAACCGACCTGTACAACATTTATAAAACCATCAACACCATTCTTCAGGAGCAAGCATGAACACACCCAACAACAACATTGAGCTACACAGCTACGAAACGTTCTTCACCAGCCTAGCCTGGATCCAAGGCGCCATCATCACATGGATGTACGCCACCGGCACCCCACACAAGGCAGCCCTCGCCATCATCGCCGCATGCGCCCTCGCCACCCTCCTAGGCGCATCCACCCTCACCAACAATCCCCGAGACACTAAATGATCACAACACCCATCCTCATCGCAGAAACCCTCGCCATCATTATTCTCGCCGTAGCACTCGCCCACAACCCCAACCAGTAACCCACACTTAAGGAGCACACACACCATGGATGAGCCCACCCGCATGTACACCGACCCTGATACTGGCGCCAAGAAAGAACTCAAACTTTGCAGGCTATCCCTCATCGACCCCGCATCCCTTCACGCCCTAGGCTCCGTGGCAGGCTACGGCGCCACCAAATACGGCGACAACAACTGGACCGGCGGCTATCCGTGGAGCCACAGCGTTGACGCCCTTTACCGGCACCTGCTATCATGGCAGCAAGGCAACAACCTCGACCACGAATCCGGGCTACCGCATCTAGCCCATGCGGCCTGGCACTGCCTCGCACTCCTCGCCTACCAGCAACACCACACCGGCAAAGACACCCGCAACCCATGGAACAAAAGCGACAAGTAATGCCTCTAGCACAATATCCGAAAACCATCGGCCATCCAGGCCACATCTCCTACAGTTCACTCACCCAGTGGGCCGAATGCGGAGAAAAATGGCGCCTATCCCACGGCTACCACGCCCAACACCACACCTGGTACGCCACCATCGCCGGAAGCGCCATACACCACATCACCGAACAATACGACCTACACCTGTACAATCCCGCCGAATACCCTGCACTGCCAGACAAACTCTCATCCTTCAAAAACATTTTCGACACCCAAGTCGCACTCGCCGAATCCGAAGGCACAGAAATCAAACCCTCCGGCAGAATATGCAAAAACATGTGCGAGTCGGGCGGGCCACACAAGAAAGACTACGACTGGTGGATGGTTTACGGCCCCACCTTTGTGGACCGCTGGAAAACATGGAGGCGCAACCACCCAGAATACATCACCGCAATCCTGGACGGTAAACCAGGCATCGAATACCCGGTAGAAACTATCCTGAACGATGACACAAAAATAGTCGGCTACATCGACCGCGTTTTCACCGACACCGACACCGGCGAAACCTTCATCCTCGACCTCAAAACCGGACGCCTACCCGCCGACAGTATGCAGCTGCACACATACCGGTACATGCTCAACCAACACGGCAACGATGTGACAAAAGGCATGTTTTGGACGCCAGCCACCAGCCGCAACGACGACAAATCCCCCGCACAGGGCACAGCAACCGAACTATACGACCTTGACAACAACACCTACCGGCATGTATCATCCATGTACAGTCAAGCCATGAAAGGAATCAGCCAAGGCATCTTCGTACCCCACGTCACAACACTCTGTAAAGGATGCCCCGTACAAGACGCCTGCTGGGCCGTCAACGGCAAAAATTCGTACAGATACCCGGTAGAATCCACCGTACAGCCACCCCAAACAGACAATAAAGAAAAGGACACCAAATGACCGATAAAGACAAGATCGACAATGATCGACTCACGATCACACTCAAATATGGTGGAGACTATGCTGCACCATGGGCGGTCATCCGAGGAGACACAGCAGAGCAGACAAAACAAGCAATCATCGATTTATTGGGCGGACTCAAAAACGATGACATGTCCAAAGACTGGGATCTAGCAACACTCGTAGCGAGCGCATCCATCATCCTCCAAGACCGATACAACCAGGCAGCCAAAGACTACGTAAACAACATCGCATCCAAAGAAAACACCATCGTCATCAACAAAATCAACAATGCAACAAGCAAGGCACAGCTAGCCGACCTTCTCAAACAGTACAAAAAGACCATCACCAGTAACAGTGACGTGTCAGAGGCGTTCCGCAGCAAACGAAACAGCCTCACCCGATAAAAACCGACACAAACCAACAAACAAAACAACACAAACAGTAAAGGATACAATAGTTATGGGACTCGCCAACTACCGAAACAACAACAGCAACAGCACCTTCTTCAACCCCTCCCGAAACCAGGACGCCACCGCCATCGCCTTCAAAGTACACGACGTAGAACACAACACCGAAGGCTACGGCGGACAGGTCGCCGATCGCATCTACGCTGATGTCACCATCTTCCACACTCTAGACGATCTCAACAACGGCACCCCAGAAACCATCCCCAACGCTATTATTGAGAAAGCACGCGGCAACAACGACCGCCCACACTCCATGATCCGCGAACTCGAAGCATACCTTGGCGAGGAGCAAGCCTTCAAACTCGCCACAGTGCGCACCAAAAACGGGTTCAACGCCGTCATCCTCAAACCATTGGACGACGCCATCTACGATAAGGTTGCCGAATACGTAGACAAGCGCGATAACGGCCAGATAGACGACACCACAGCCTCAACTGATGCTGATATCGATATCGACTCCATCTGACCACCAATACACATCCAACCGATAGATAGATAAGGTCCCGATGCTCTCTCTCCAAAGATCCTTCGAGAGGGCCTCCCAAACAGCCGCCGAGCTGCCCCGCATACCCCAGCTAGAACCCCTCTACCGCAACCTGGACATGCACATCCACAAAGGGGATCTCGTCATGATTGCGGGGCGCTCCGGCAGCCAAAAATCCGGGCTAGCCATGTTCATCACAGCGATGCTCAACCAGCCCGCCCTCTACATATCAGGGGACATGACACCCTGGGAGGCCTCCACACGAATCATCTCACTCAACACCCAACACACCACCACACAGATACAACACAACATTGACACCTATGGGCCGGAATACTATCGAGACAGCATCCACCACGGCGGACACATCACATTCTCATTCCAGTCGCCCATCACATGGACAGACATTACCATGGAATTACAAGCCTACATGGAAATGTGGAACACCTTCCCACCACTCATTGTTATCGACAACCTGATGGACATTCAAGACTGCGAATCCGACTATCAGGCACAGCAAGAAGCCATGCAATGGATCACAGCATTGGGTAGGGATACTGGCTCCACCATTATTGTCACCCACCACGCCACCGACAAAACCGGCTCCGACATCGAACACCCGCCAGCACGCAGGGAAATCAAAAACGGACTCTCCGAAAAACCACAACTCATTCTCGGGGTCTCATTGTATGGTGGCGAGGATAATGGCAACGGCCTCACGATACCGGCAGAGGCTCGCATCGCAGTGCTAAAACAGCGCACCGGCAAATCCAGTCCTGACGGCACCCGATATGAGCGGCTCAGAGCCTACCCCGAATACACATTCTTCGGCCCCCTGGTAGAAAAACAGCCATGGAACATGACCACAACACACAAAGGACTATGATGGCTTCACAGCAGGCACGCAACCGGCGGGCCGGAGCCGAATGGGAAACAAGACTCCTCCACCAGCTACGCGACACCGGACACGACATAGAACGACTCCATCTCAACGGCCGCGAAGACGAAGGCGACCTCATCCTCAAAACCAAAAACCACACATACGTGATCGAAGCCAAGGCGGGCCAACCCCACCTCGCCGAATTCGTGAAACAAGCCAGCCGGGAGGCACGCAACTACGAAACCCACCGAAACCGCGAAAACCAGTCCGCCATCGGACTCGTAGTGATGAAACAGCGCAACAAGCCATGGAGCGAAGCCTATGTGGTATCAACCCTCAACGAGCTCCTCCCACACCTCTGACACCTGCCGCCTCCTCGACACCTACCGGATACGGTACAATCCGTCCCGAAACGAGCAACACATCCTCTGCCCATTCCACGACGATCACCAGCCCTCCATGAGCATCAACCTCGACAAGGGCGTCTGGTACTGCCACACATGCGGTGTCGGAGGCGGACTCGCCAAGCTACAACAACGATTAGAAGAAGAAAACCCGAATGTACGACAGCATACGCCCATACAACATTGCGGAACGCCGCCGAATCCAGAAAGCCTCGGCCCTCTACGAAACCCACCTCGAAAACATACTCGACCTGCTCTCAGCAAGAGGCATCAGCGAAGAAACAGCCCGCTACCACCACCTTGGATACATCGACAATGACCCAATACCAGGCCACGAAAACTACAACCAGTGCATCACCATCCCATACATGTACCCCGTTTGGGGGCGGCCAGCCGAAATACGAAAAATGCGTTTCCGCTGCTCACTCCCGCACGACTGCAAAACCCACAACCACCCCAAATATTTGACCCCCGCCGGGGACACAGGCTCCATCTACAACATGGCCGCCATGGCCAACCCGGCAGCCGAAATGCACATTTGCGAAGGCGAATTCGACTCCATGATCCTCGAACAATGCGGATGGCCGGCTGTAGCCCTACCCGGCGCAACCTCGTGGCAAACCTTCTGGACCAAATTCTTCGAAGGCTACGACCACATCTACATCTGGTCAGACCCAGACCCCGCAGGCGACCAGATGGCCCAAACCCTCCAGGCAGCACTCCCCCAAGCCACCCATGTGCCCCTCACCCTGGGGGATGTCACAGACACCTACCTGCAGGCCGGAAAAACAGGGTTGACACAAGCACTAGACACTGTGCTACAGTAAAACCACGCAAGCAACCCAAACCAAGAAAGGTACACCAAAACATCATGGATCCCCTCGACACGTGCCCCATCCCCCACCGCCGCAACACCAGCCAAACAGCCAGGAGGCGTATCCGCCTCGCCATCTGTGCAGAAAAATGGGCTGATGGTGAAGACCCCACCTACATCATGCGCACCTGGGGCACCACCTACGATGGGATGCGATCCATGATCCGCGCCAACCCCGACATTAAACTACCCGACGACATGGCCAAACGGTTACACAAAATCTGCCGGGAAGCCTACCCCAAAAACCAGCCCAACAGGCACCGAAGCGGATGGGACGCCTACGAGAAAAACTACTACACCCACGAAATCCTCTTCCTCGACCAGTTCAACATCCCAGCCCTCGAAATCCTCAACCGGCTCGACATATCATGGACAATGTGGAAACAAATCATCACCGAAAACCATCTCACACGGCTACAAGACGAGACCTACAATGCGTGCCACTGGCACTATCTGAAACAGCAACACCCAGACTGGACCGACCAGCAAATCACACAAGCCCAACACGCCGGGAACAACACCTTCAACCAGTTCATGCAAGACGACAGGCCCGTACTGTGAGCATCTCGTTCAAACCCACCACCAAAGACAAGCAAGCCATACGCAACATCATTGTCGACGCGTGGCTCGACGAAAACCAAGTACGAGACATGCCCGACAAGGTGCTATCACACATTATCGAGTACTGCTGGCAGCGCTTAACAGACAACAACCGCTACGCCGTGGCGGCACAATACTGGCGAGGCCAAAACCCACCCGACAGTGAACATCAGCGCATACTAGTCGGCTACTACAAAACCGCTAAACAAGCCACGAACGCGGCCAAACAATTCCACTGGAACACCAGGCTACAACAACAATGGAAAACATGGATACTACCCGTACATAATGGCACCGTGTCAGAGCATTTCACCAAACAAAAAACACTCTTCGACACACAAACCAGCAACCAGGGTGACGCCGCACTGCCGGAGCATCTACAAAACGTCATGTGCGGTAAAACACTCAACCACACAGACGGAACCGTATCGTGGTGCACACGCAAACCAGGACACGACGGCGACTGCCGCACAGGATGGCAGCCCACCACACAACCCCTAGGACATCATGGCAACCAAAACTGAAACCCTTATTCAACGCTACGGCAACAAGGCTGCCGACGTGCTCGCCGACAAAACCATCCCCGCCTCGTGGCTAGCAAAACAGCTCACCCAGGCAGGATACCCCATCTCCGCCACCGTTATTAAAGACTATCGCCGCAAACAAGCCAACACCACCCCGCAAGAAGAGGAAAACCAGTGATAGACAATATTGACCGGCTACTCACACAGCTAGCCAACCACGACAACGCCATCGACACCATCGATGACAATCTAGCAAACGGTACTGTACGCCGCACACGCATCTCCGAATGGACACTCCCCAACGGAGAAACAGGCCGATCCATACAAAAAATCATCGACCACCAACCCGCAACAAACCCCTACCCTATAGACGAACTCGTCGATAAACTAGCCGAATGGACACCCCCAAAACCAGCCGACAACACCCACACCGACTACAGCACTGCGGCCTTCGTCATCGGGGCGGGAGACTTCCAAATCGGCAAAGGCATCCCCGGCGGAGAAACAGCACACTTCGCCGACGACTATTTACACTCCCTCATAGTCGCCAAACACTACTGGCAACAGGCAGGCAAACCGCAACGAGTCCACATCGCATTCCTCGGCGACATGATCGAAGGATACGTGTCACAAGGAGGCAACAACGCCTGGCGCACCCAAACACCCCTGACGGAACAAATCAGGCTCACCCGCATGGCCATGATGCAACTCATCCACATGTTCGACCACTGCGCCAACGTCACCATCACATCCATCCCCGGCAACCACGGTGAAGCCGTGCGCTTCGGTAAAGGCGTCACCACCTACGACGACTCCTTCGACGTAGACTGCTGCCGCGCCATCGCAGAAGCCTACCAACTCACCAACCAATACCCCAACCTACACTTTTATTTCCCCCAACGCGACGAAATGACCACCACCGTTGATGTGGCCGGCACGCAAATCCTGCACGCCCACGGGCACCAATGGCGCAACAACCAACACTACGAATGGTGGCGCGGCCAAGAATTCCACAACGGCACCACATCCCACATCCTCATGGCCGGGCACCGGCACCACCTAGCAATCTCCGAACAAGGACAACGCACCTTCATCCAATGCCCATCCATGGAAGGAGAATCCGTCTGGTACCGGCACCGCACAGGCACCACCGGCCATCCCGGACTCGTGTGCTACACTATCAACAACAAAACACCAAACAACTACCAGATAGCGAGATGAAATAGTGCCATGAGCAAACGACCAACCAAAGTAGAACAAGCCACAACCGCCAACTGGGAATGGGCAACCCCCCACCACCAACACCAGCTACACAAAGCCTGCACCAACACGGCGCGCCACTACCCGGCCGTCAACCCCGACGACCTTTATCAAGACGCACTCCTCTACATAGCCGTACGCAACCAATACCACCAACTGGAAGGCAACCAGTGGACCCAAATGTGCTACCGTGTAGCCCAACGACTAGCAAACAAAACAGTCCACCACCTAGATCTACCCAAACCTGTACAAGAAATCACAGCCATAGCCGACAACCAAACCAGCAACTAAGGAGAATCATCATGGTCACCACCATCCTCGACGACGGAACCCAAACCACCAGGCTACAAACCGTAGGCGCCACCACCACCGCCATCATCACCAACACCGAAACACCCGAAACCATCACCGCCAAATACATCATCAGTAAAGACGGCACAGCCACCTACAGTATCAGCGGAAACACCTACCTCGGCGACCACCAACACATTATTAAACTCATGTACGACTACTGTCACTGTGTAGGACGATTCGACACCAGCAACACCAGCAACATGAACGACTTGTTTAAGGATTACCAGTGAACCGAACCTACACCACCGCCGACATTATCCAAGCCGCCCAATGGATCTGGAACGGCGGCCCATGGAAACCATCAGTCGAACCAGGAATGCCACCCCCACCAACCGCGCCACAACACCACGGCAACAACATCGTCGCTATGATAGATCTACAGCTAGCCATCGACGACTACACCCTCACCTGCCAGCCATCCAAACAGCGAAAACACTTCGCCCGACTAGCCGCATTCCGGGAAGTCTATGGATATGACCAAACATATGCGTCGGCCGCCCAACGACTCGGAGTGACAAGACAAACCGTGAAACAGTGGGCAGACCAAACACTGATCACCCTAACAGGCTACGCAAACAGTAGATACTATCCAGACGAAAACGACGAAAGCACAGGGATGGGATAAAACCATGAACAACACACACAATATCACCTACACCACCCTCAACACAGCGATACACCGTATCGTCCAACAACAGCCCACCAACATGCAACAGCTGGAAAACATTGTTGACAGTGTCGAAAACCAGTACGGTGTACCCATCTCCCTCGACAACGTGAACCTTACCGTCAACGAAGTCAGCCTCGACGATCTCGCTATCGACCAGGACACGCTAGACGAGTGCAGCGAAATCCTGTGGTTATGCGACAGTGCAGGACACTCCACAAACAACAGCAACACCCGTGACAACAGCGAGGACCAGAGCCCCTATGCAAGCCAGGAAGCACTAGACTGGCTCGCCGGAATCGCATACCAGGCAAAACTATTACAATCGTCGGCAGACGAGATCATGTGGGCTATCATCCGCCACCGCGACAACCACAAAAACGTTATCGGCCGGAACGTTCTAGACCAGGCAAGCGATACGATCTCTACCTGCCTCCACCTGTATCAGATGCTCGAAGACACCATCGACCGCAACGAATCATAGCCACACCGCATAAACAAAAATAGTGCCCCAGCAGCAACCACCACACGATCGTGGCAGCACCGCTGGGGCACACATCTATGTTCAATTATGCAACAGTAGACTCTACCGTGCCAACCTCCGACTCGGCTGCACGCCTCGGCACATAGCCGGCAAAACCATCCACATCATCTGCAGGCTCAATCATGCCAGGATCCGACACATCCACCGAGTAAGACTCCACTATTCCAGGATCATCCGGTGGAACCAAACCCGCATCCACAACAGGCGTCACCTTCGGCTTACCGGCCACAAACGACGGATTACCAAACGAGGTAGCCACCGACAGCACCGCAGCAACCGTTGCTGTTATCAACGCCGATTCCCACGGCAAACCACGAAACGACTCCGCAGTATAAGTCACACCCGCAGTCACACCAAGCACAGCAACAAACGTTTGAATAAAAGTTTTCAGGGCACGCTCCAACAAGCCCAACCAAAACTGTTTACCCATCACACATCACCATCACTTTTTTAAATCGTTGACAGCAGACTCGAGCCTACTGATACGGCTACGACACTCCAGCACGTAATACCAGACACTCCACAAAGCATCCTTACTGCGCCACAGCTTCCCCGTCACCGGATTCTTCACCCACGACAACGCCTCCACACGCCGCGCCAAGTCACCATTCTGAACCTGAACCACACCCACATCGTGATGCAGCCGGTTCACCGACTGGGCCACCTGCCCAGACAACTGTTTAATCTGATTATGTAACGCTTGTACATCAGCCACCGTTAACTCCTCACTCTCTCCACTGCCGCCGTTCACGACGGCCATAAACCTGTCCCACGGAAACCAGGGCCCCGGATCATCATGATCCGACTGATGCCACGCATCCGTCACATCAGTATGCCCACACACACCCCGCCTGCCCGCTTTTAGATCGGCCACAGACAGTTTCCTCTTCGGAACACCATGCTTGTCACACAACTGCCGGCACAGCACCGCCGCCCTCTCAACGGCAGGCCACACCCGCGGATCAAGCCACTGCTCCCTCGTGTAAGCATGCCCCGGCACACGGAACGAGGCGTGCGAACCCCCATCCGCGCAAATCTCTATACCCAAACTATGCGGATTCGGCGGGGCATGCCACCCAATCGTAGACTCCGACAGGCACTGCACCGTCTCCCCAATATCACACACATAATGGGCAGAACCGCCCGATGATGGGGACGCGAAATAGTTCGCTGTAGACACCGCCCGCCCCTTACGCGAGGCAGACGGAAACCCCACATCCGGGCATGTTGCATGAATCACAACCCTATTCACCGGACTATTCGAACCGGCCGAGTGATGCGCTGCAGGAATGTATCTCACCACACACCACCACCAAACACTACCATCACAGCCACTCCTTTCTATTTGTGGGATGATATAGTCACTATAGGCGACGGTTTCACACCCTGGCAGGCCACCGAGCCCGACACTGTAGAAACCACACCGTCACTATATTTCACAACCAGGCGACCATCAGAACAGTACACAGACACAACAGAACGGCCCTCCTTGCCATCTTTACCATCCGATCCGTTCACACCGGCGGGGCCGCGCTCACCCCGTTCACCCTGTGCACCTTGCGGGCCGGCAGGACCTGAAGGGCCCACATCACCGCGCTCACCGGCTGAACCATCCCGACCATCAGCGCCGTCAACGCCGTTCACACCGTCAGCACCTGCACGGCCTTGAACACCATCATGGCCATCCGACCCATTCACACCAGGCAACCCGTCAGGACCTTTCAAACCATTCAAACCGGGAGAACCCTGCGGACCAACAGGGCCAACAAGCCCAGACGAACCATTAACACCATCCCGGCCGTCAGCACCGGCAGGGCCTTGCGGGCCGCGCTCACCGGCAGGGCCAGGCACACCCTGCACACTCCGCTCAATACGCGTAGCATCCACACACAAACCAGACCGGTGAAGCCGCGCAGACTCCACCCCACCCGAAGCACACACCCGTTTCACACGGCTGGCTAAACCCCGAGCCGCTGTACCATTAGACTGGGCCCTCGCCTGCTCCGAATCCCTTTGCGAAGCCACAGACCCGTACCGTAAAGCACCCCCGGCAACCACCGCCAACAGCACAAGCGACAAAAACAACAGTATCAGTGAAGCCTTCTCAAAATTGCGGCGCTGCCTTTTTTCTTCCTCCAACTCCCTCAACCCTACTCACCTCCACCATCAACAGTATCTTTCAAAAACTCGGGCAAATCAGGAAGATGCATCGGCTCCACATCGTCAGGAAGCCCGGCGTTAAACCTTCGCACCTCGCGCCGCACACCCCACGTATACTCTTCCATCGCATCCACCTGCGCAGACAGCCTGCGTAAACGCTTCCTAGACCGGGATGTGACAGCCTGAACAGAACCCAAAACCGTGGCCAACGCGGTACAAATAGAGGCCACCAGTGCAGGAGTAAACCACGACACCACAGCCCCCCAACATCACACCATCCGCCACAACAACAGCCCGGTCACACGCCGACAGCAATCCAGTTAGCTATCGCAGGCACACCATTCGGCTTCGACCCATCATTCGTGATAAACGCCAAATCAAACTTCTGATTAGTAATATTGTAGGCTTTCACATCGATCTGCTGCGTGCCCCCAGCCGCCGTAGCCATAGACGCCACCACAACAGGCGCACTATCAAACGGCCGCTCAAACGGGATCGTGTAAGCATACACAGCAGACCCGCCAAACATAATCGACTTAGAACCCGTCTCAATCCTCGGAGACAACAACATCCACTCGTTAGCATGATTAGCCCACACAGCCCCCGAAGGAACCATCACCCGGTCACCCTCCACCGGGGTAGGATCACACGAAGCAGACTCCCCAAACGCCACCCTAGCCGCTATAGCACGCCTATCCAGCTGCTGCTGCAACCCGTTAGACGACACCACCAAAGTCGCCAGTAGCTGCTGATGGAACACGCCAGGCTCGGCACGCAACACATCCCTAGCACGCTCCGCACGGCCACCCTGAACAATCTCCAACCTGGCCGTATTCTGCTCCCAATCCCGAGACAACACCACATAGTCATAACGGGTCTCGCCAGGGCCCGGAAGCTGCCCCGTCACCGTCTCAACACTATTCGACGTGCACATCACCCCGTGAGCCCAAGCCTGCCCCGGCAAAACACTACACAACACTGTGGCACCCTGAACAGTCGTGCCGACACGAAAATCGTCCGGCCCTTTCACGGACGGCATATTACCCATCAGACCAGACATTTGAGCCCAATCATACTCGGTCAACACACCATCAAACCCTTTACACACAATACCCACAACAAACCCCAATCACTTGTCAAAACTTTTGCAAATCCCGCACACCCGCAGCCAAACCAGCCACACGGCGAGCCAACAGGGCCGACGGATTATCCTCATAATCCCCAGCAACAGGAGTCACCTTCGTCCAACCATCACCAGGCGAATCACACTCCACATCAATCTGCCGCACAATCTCCGCAATAGGCCCCGAGCCCACATCCACATAAATCAAATCCCCGGGCATCAGACTGCCAGGCCCAAACCGCAACACATCCGACTCAGCCAACTCGATCTTAAACCCCGACGTGGCCCCCGACTCCTGCAACACCCGCTCCGCCTCATCAATAAGATGCACATGCTCAGAATCCGTGTTACGGGCATCCTTAAACACCTCGACACGATCAAACCAATCATCCTCGGCCGCCGAATCAACATCCTCACAAAACAGCCGATCCTTACCCTCGCCGCGGCCACCAACCACCACCGAAGTAGCCTTCGGGGCGTCACGCACATACTCCCACGACACAATCGAACCAGACTCGGCAGTCAACACATGACTACGGGTCACAGCCGGCACACAATCAAACACCAAACCACGCTGATCAAACTTCGCATTCTCAAACTGGTTCACCGTGACAGTCATCCGAGCCCACGACAACACCGGCAACAACTTATCGGCAAACAAGTGGAACCGGGCCTGAAAATCCTTAATATAGCGGCCACGACTCTCATCATCGTTCATAAACAAACCAGGCGGAAAACGCCAAGCATTATCCCCCAACACCTGCTTAGCCACCGACTCAGCCGCACCCGAATAGTGGGCATAATCCCTGTCGGCACGCCACTCCATACCAACTAAACCAGGACGATAATTCACAGGCCACATCAGCATACGCCACAACAGGCGGATATCATCCTCACACGTGATAGTCACCCGCGAAGAACGCCACGGGCCCACACCATGCACCCGACGCACAGGCCCAGAAAAAATCTGGCCACCACCATAATCAACAACCAGCCGCGCACCCGGCCTCGTCAACCCGTCAAGCCTTGAATGATCCCCAGACACCACCAACTCCAGCGTCGACAAACCATTCCACTTCAACGACAACTTCAACGATTCAAAAAAATTGATAGGCGCCACACGACGATAATCCGGCGTAAACAATGTTACATGCGGAACAAGACCAGCCACAACCGTTCACCAAGCCCTCAAAAACCTGTACTGCACCGACACAACAATGGCACCCAAACCAACCATCTCAATATTCACACTCTTCGAACCGCCAGGCGGGATAGGCGCAAACTCCCACTCCTGCAAACGATCCATCACATCCTCAAACCCATTCAACAACGCAGACTGCTGGCGAGGATCCGTATCAATAGTGATCCAATCATACTCCTCGACAGGATAATCCGAAGACACACGCAAACCATCAATCTGCACAGACCACGACTCCAAAGGGCCCTCAACACGAATCACAGGCCACGCAGGCACATCACCCTTATTAGACAGATTATCCCAACCCGAACCAACACCAGGCGTCAACACCACAGGAAACGCCGTGCCATCCTTGCCGACAGGGCCGCCACCCAACCAATCCTGCAACTTCGCGTTACTAAAACGAAACTTCTGCTCATCCCCATACCAAAACGGGTCATAGGCTGTCAAATGAAGCACATAGCGCGCATAGCCGCGATTCACCGGATCCACCGTAAACGTGTCATCAGCCGAATCAAACCGACACTTCAACACACGCTCAACACCGGCAGGAGTCTTCACAGACAATTCCCCCTCCTCCCCGGGGGGAAACGCCGACCACAACTCGTCATAGGCTTTCAAGAAACCGTCCCGAAACCCGCCCACCGGATCCGGGTCAACACCCGACACTAAAACCGGTAATGTCACCTCGCGAGGCTTCACATTAAACCCGCGCCACTCCGAGCCGTGCACCCCAACATGTGTTTGAGAAAAATGCTCAACCTCGGGAACACCCAAACCGCGCAACGAATCATTCAACAACATGACAGGAGACGCACCCGTATAATCCGTCAAATGAAGCACACGCTCCGGATCATTACCAATCAACGGCAACATAGACCAGGTAACAGTCAAACCAGAACGATCAGACGGGTCAGGAAGAAACATGCACAACACCCCCTCGATCACATGTAAGCCAACGCGTTCAAAGCGTCGCGCTGCTGCCGCTCAATCCGCTTCGCAAACTCGTTAGGATCACCATAAGTAGGCCCATTCACATTCACCACAACACTCTTATCATTCGCACGCTGATACCTGCCATACGGGGTAAACGAGCCCACAGACGACCGCACACCAAACCGGGCATCAACAGCATCCGGCAGCCGTCCAGCCACACCAGACATCGCATCCAACGCCAAACCAGCATTACCAGTAATACCCTCAGCCAAACCGGCAACAACCTGCCGGCCAACCTGGTCACGAAACACCCTAGACGGGGAATGAATACCCAACACCGATTTAGCGGCATTAGCAACCTGAGAACCCATATTACGCACCGTATCCAACAGGCCACTCATAGCATTCCGGATACCATTACCCAAACCAGACACCACATCACGGCCAGCAGACACCAACAAGGACCCCATATTACCAAGCGCACGCCGAATATTGCCAGGCAAATTCCGGAAAAAACCCAGCACACCATGCACACCACTAGACACAGCGGACCCCATAGCATGCATAGCAGAAGATGCCGCACTCCGGGCACCATTAAACCCGCGCACAGCACCACTACGAACCCTAGACGCCATCGAACTGAAAAACCCGCCAACAGCAGACGCCACCGAAGACACAACACTCCGGATAGCATTCATCGCAGAAGAAACAGCGCCACGGGCCGCGTTAAAACCAGACCTCACATGAGAAGCAACAGAAGAACCCAGCCGGGCAAAAAACCCCACAACCGCGTTCACACCGCCAGAAACAATCGACTTGAAACCGTTAATAAACGCCGACGTAAACGCCCTAATATGATTCCAGCCAGCCTGAATAACCGAACCCATACGCGCCAAACCAGACACAAAATGAGCCACAACCCATCCAATAACGCGGGCAACAGCAGCAATAACACGGGCAACAGCCGACACGACAGCACCAACAATACGGGCAACAAACCCGATCACAGCCGCCACCATCGGCGCCACAACCGGAATAATGCGGGCCACCACCTGTATCACAACCGAAACAACCTGCACCACCACACGCATAATCGACATGATGACTGGTATCAACGACCGGATAAGGCCGATGATAGGTGGCAGCACAGACATGACCGCACCCAAAATCTGCTGAATCACAGGCATCAAAACCGGCACCAGTTGCATCACAACACCAACAACCTGCCGTATCACAGCCACAACAGCCTGAATAACCGGCATCAACGCCGGCAACAACATTGCAGCAACCTGTGTCACCGCACCAATAATCTGCGTAATCACAGGAACCAGCCGGGCGACAAGCATACTAATCAAAGGCACCAGCTGGGCAGCCAAACCGGCAACCAAACCAATAATCTGGCCGAACACTGGCGCCAACTGTGCCACAACCCCGGCAACCAAACCAAACAGCGGCTGAATAGCCGCCATAATCTGCCCCAACGCCTGGCCAACAACCCCGACAAGCTGCATAACAGCGGCACGGAACTGGGCGTTAGTGGCAAACATGGCAGCAAACAAGCCAATCACAATCCCGACAGGGCCACCCAGGGCGCGAAACACGCCGCCAAGCCCGCCAGCGGCACCCTTCAAAGCACCAAACGACGGCAGTAGATTCTTCAACGACACCGCCAGCGGGGCAAACCCTGCAACAAGCTTCCCCACACCGGCAGCCACAATACCAAACACTGCGGTGCCGCCAGCAAACATGGCACCCAAATTCACTTTAGGAACAGGCAAATGCAGCCTCGCAAAAATGCCCTTCAACTGCTCCACCTTGGCGCGCATCTGTGCATTCATTCGAGTGATCATAGCCGGCATACGATTAATCCACGCCAAAATAGACGGCATCATACGCTGAATACCAGCATCGACGGCAGCAAACATCGGCTTCACAGAATCCGTCACCGACTTTATAACCGGATTCAACGCAACAAAAATCTGCCGCAACCCGTTAAGAAACGGCGCCATAGCCGTAGCACCAAGATAACCCAGGGCACCCTTAACATTCTTCATAGCGCCCTCAAACGTCTTACCAGACGCCTGCGCAGCACCACCCATGCCAAGCTTCATCGCAGCCGCAAACGTGGCAAAATCAATCTGCCCCTTCGACACCATCTGCGACACCTCAGCCGAGGTTTTACCCGTCTGCCTGGCAAGCAAAGACAGTACAGGAACACCCGCCATCGTAAGCTGCAACATGTCATCGCCCTGCAACTTACCGCGGGCCATCACAGACGTAAAAATAGCGCCCGTATCCTGAAACGACTTACCCGAAATATAAGACACATCGGCGACAGTCTTCAACACATCCGTCATCTGCCCGCCAGACTTCACACCCGAAGCAGACAACGCCGCCGCAGTAGAAGCCGCATCACCCAACGCATACGACGTACCAGTCACAGCCTCAATAGCCGAATTCATAATCGAAGACGTGTCAGACGACGTATGACCCAAACCAGTCAACTTAGCCTGAGCCTCATCAATAGCCATCGCCCTAGCAATACCGCCACCAATAGTCACATCATAGATAGACTTGAGGCCCTTCTTAGCAACATTGATAGCACCCACCATCGCGGCACCACCAAGAGCCAACTTCATGCCCTTAGCAAACAAACTACCCGAACGCTGACCCTCAGCAGGCATAACACCCGACAACTGTTTACCAACATCCGCCTTCAAACCAGGCATCTTCGTATACAACGACACATATGCGGAAGCAATCTCACCAGACATACACTATTCACCCCATAATATTAATCTCGCGAGACACCCCGCCACCGGCACGAACACGCGCCAAAATATCGTCCACCTGCCCAGACGTAAACCGGGCCCTACGCTCATCCGTAGGCCTCGCCACAGGCTCCGGCTGCCCCTCACTATTAGCAGACCTGTAATGATCCAGCATGTCCAGCACAGCCCACTCGCACCACTCAAACGGGCGCTGCCAACCATTAAGGTGGGCCGCCAACTGGCTAGACGTATCGGTACACAACACGCCAGCCAGCCGGACAGCCTCACCCCAACACATCACCGGGCCACCAACATCATAAACCGAGCAACCGAACCTGGTTCTCCAATCATATTCGATGGCCCCACGATAATCATCAATCAGGCCGTGGAGCCAAACTATTCCCCCAAAGAGGCACCCTTACCTTCAGGCTTATATTCCATCCACTGGCGGAAAATCTCGGCAACACGAACCATAGGAAGCCCCTCCAAAGCCTCCACAGCATCCGCTGGGGCGGCAGCCTCCAACATAGAAAACATCACCTCAACCTGGGCGAAATCCGCAGACTCCCCCGACTGGGCAATTTTAGCTGCACGACGGAAAACGCGGGCAGGAACAGCCTGAGCCGTCTCCTCCGCATCCGCCAACACCCAGCTACGGTCACCAATCTTCAACGTGTAACCTGTGTCACTCATCTATCAACAATCCCTAAAATCGTGTATCAGTTATTAGATGGCGGATTCGGATCCGGCTGAGGCTTCGGAGGAACCGGGGCCGGAGGAGGAGTCGGAGGAGTATCAGCTTTTAAAGCCGTCATCCACCCCCGACCAGACACCGCATTACCAGTCTTATTAATCTGGGCAGGGTATGCCTTCAACGTCACACCATACCCGTACACTTCGCCATTCTTACCCTTAATCTCGTCACGATCGATCAACTCAACCTCAGGGAAATAGTAGCGAATAACCTGATCGCCATCAACAATATCCATCAGTAAAGCATGCACGCCAGTGGTGGCACCAGGAGAAATATCGAACGAACCCGAATCGGCTCCGGCAGTAACCTTCGACTGCCAAAACAGCTCGATAACCTCCTTCTTAGACTCGATCAGCTGGAAAGAAATCTCGATAGAAGACTCGGTAGCAACCGTGCGAACAACATCCGCATTCTGCCAAGCCTTCAAATCATCCGTTTTACGCTCAGGCTTAATCTTAAACCCGTCATCCGACAGATACCCTAAAGCTGTAAGCCCGGAAGGAACCGCCTCCACACCCTTAATAGTATCACCCGCGTGCGCGTCACCAATATAAACGTCGCCAGTAACCGCTGAACGAACATTAGACGCTTTACGTGTTGCAGCCATCACAACCCCCATTAAATATCAAACAATTACATTAAAACAAAAAACAATAAGCTTATTCAGACTCCGCAGGCCGACATATCAGCTCAAAAAGCGAATACACATCAAAACGTGCACCATCAACCAGCAAATCAGGACCCGTAGAACGCCTACAAAACACCACCGGATCACCGTCCACCCCGTCAGCCAGCACAGCCTCCACCCGCCTGGCTAGCGACATAGCACGATCCGGCGTATCAGAAAACACATTCACGCGCAAAAACACCTGCTCACGCACATGCAACTGCGGGCCACCATCAAGAGCCAACCAAATAAGGTCACCCTCAAACCGGTCAGGAACCGTCCCTGTACACGGTATCCCAGACAGCCAGCCATCATCCGCCAACACACGTTTAGCCCAAACGCGAGGATCACCGTAAACGATCACGACGCAGCCCCAATCGACCTCGCCAACGTGCCATGCTTCGCCTCAATCCTTTTACCACCCTTATAGGTGGTGCCAATCCTCGCCACAGCCTCAACACGGTGAACCTGCACCTCTGATGATAATCCGCTACGATACTGGGCCCTATCGAAAGCGTTACCGCCCACATTCGCCGCTGCGGCACGCCTAACCCGCTCGCCACGCTCAGCCAACATGCCCTGCACCCCAGGAGACTTCAACACCTCACGAATACCCGGCAAGTTCAGCTTCACATTCACATCCTGAGCCACAATCTATCAGCCCTTCTTACGCTTCACATTGATCTGCGTACCAGCATCCCAGCCAGACATCGGATGATGCCACACCATAGGAGACCCGTCAGCCTCCCACACAACACCCCGAATACGCCACCGGCAACGATAACCGGCACCCACAACAGGCTGCTTGAAAAGCATCGACCAATGCTCATAGTCAGAGTCACGCCCCGCGGCCTCATCCTCCTGCGAAACGGAAGCATAGATGGCCACGTTATGGAACACAGTCTCGACAGGCTTAGACCAGTCTTCCACCTTGTCGCCAAGATCATCGACACGAACAGTCGGTTGAAGCATCACAACCGTTTCACCGTAAGGAAAACTGGTCATATCATATCTCCCACAAAGGGCCAGCGTAGCCGTTAATATTCGACCCGCACGAGCAACCCTCACCCCACACCGTGGAACACACCTCAGAATGTGCATATCGACCATTAATCGTTGGGGTGATAGTGAACGCTTTACCAGCCCCACCATCACCCTCACACAGCTTCTTCAACGCGGCAATCTCAGAAGGCCACAACAAATTCGTGGGAGTATTAGACCGTGTAGTCTGAGCGAAAGGACCCGCAGACTCGTACTGCACCTGACCAGAAACCCCGGTATCATTCCAGCGCAACAAAGCCCTGCGCAGAATAGCCTTGGCAGCATCCTTGTATTTGAAATCCGGTTTAGCGATACAGGGGGCGACACTGACAGCCACAGCCTCCACATCGGCAATCATCGCCTCAAGCTTCTCTCGAGGAATATCGGCGAAAGGCTCAATATCCTCAGGCTTCAAAATGATACCCATCAACACCACCCCCTGCACACAGCATGAACATTATCGCAACAAATAGATCAGTTCTCGGCCGGCGGATTAGGCTTCGGGGCAGCCTTCTCCTTCACAACAGCAAACGAATCAAGCGACTCGATAGCCACATACAGCACAGCCTCGGCACGAACCATAACCTCATTATGGCCCTTCAGGTCACGCCCAGTCTGATCCGGGTCACCATACTCGATCAGTTCGATCGGGAAGTTACGCTGGAACCCCCAATGAACACGAGAGAAATCGCCAACAATAGCCTTAACACCAGAGGCAGGCGACATCTCCGGGGCGCCAGAAACAGTCGAAGAAGCACCAACATTCAGGCCGCGCCAATTATCCAAACCGGCAAACCCGGCGGCAGGATACATAGGCTGGCCGGCAAGCGGCGACCCCTTCGGATACACCTCAGTAGACAAGGCAAACGAGAACGCCGGATCCAAAGCAACACCGTTAGGAACCTGCAAACCGGCCCCAGCGATAAGGCCGACAGCCTTAACAAGATCGGTCGTGGCAGAATCTGTGGCATCAACAATATGCTTCGTCTTATCAAGCGAAGTCTTCACAGCGGCAGCCGCTTTACCAGTGGCAGGATCAATACCATGGAAAGCAATCAGATCCACGGCGCGACCAATCGAGGCACCCAGAGCCGGGGAAATCAGATCCTGCAAAACACCCAGACGGTAATCAGCATCAGCCCACATAAACTCGTCCGAGACACGCTGCTGAGTCACAACCTTGATAGGCTGCGCAGTAAACGCCGAAACATCAACAGACGCGGAAGGCTTAACCTCGCCCTCACCAACAATCTTGGCGCGAGGAACACCACTAAACACGGCACCCTTCACAGGGCCGAAAATAGTCGGCTGCTCCGGCGACAGTTTCGCCAAAACACCAGAATCGATAGCACGGTCACGAACCGCACCAATCATAGAACCAGGAAGCTCAAGCTTCCCTGCAGAAAGAAAATCGTCAGCCATCACAAATCATCTCCTAGAATTATTGACAAGAGCATCCACAAACGCGACACCCTCACGTCGTTTAACATCATCAACGGGGGCACTCCCCGCAAGACGGCGCACACCCGCGCCACCACTACTCTGGTCGATCAAACCCTTCAAAGCCTTAGCAGACTCCACCAGTGCTTCACGATCGCTACCGTGAAGAAAAGCGATCGCATCACCCGACAGGCCACACTCGGCAGCCACCTCGCGCTTCACACCCTCAAGAACAAACCCATTGATCCGGTCTTCGAGTTCCTCATTCTTGCGGCGAAGATCATCAATCACAGACCCCGCATCACCATCCGAGGCGCGAAGCTTCTCCAACTCGGCGAAATTACTTTTAGCACGAGACTCCCACTTACGGGCCTCCGCCTTCCAATCCGTGCCAGACGGCCCAGAAGCCTGATCCTTCACGGAAACATCACCGGCATGATCATCGCCGGCAGCCTGCCCATCCTTCACAACATCAACAATGTCTCCACCCTTTCCGGGCTCCACAACATCATTGTCAACATTCTGTTCCTCAACACTCTGATCGGCCATAGCCTAACCCTACACTCCTTGCGGAAAACAACACAACATTGTTGACCCCCGTGCGGGAGACAACCCTGTGCACCAATAACCGGCGGCGCACAACCGGAAACCACATCAAATCATCGCATATCGCCAACAGTACGCATAGCCTTCAAAATATTGCCAGGCGACTGCTGCAACCCATGATCATCAACCCACTCACGGGCCTTCTCATACGTCCTCTGATACTCGGCATCAGCCCTATTCGGTTCCCAAGGGCCAACAACCTCAACCACCGTACAACCACAATGATCATGATACTTCGAACCAAGCGGACGCTTACCACCACGCTTATGACGCCGAGTATGACCAGTAGTAAGTGCCCTTTCTTTGGTCGTATAATCCGACCTCGTAGCCAACATGGCACAAAAAGCACACGGATCACCGTCAGTCACCCGACGCCACGACCTGCCCTGCGCACCCGCCGACCACTCAACCGTGTCACGGCCAGCATTCATGACAGCCCGATTAACACCCGCAGCCATAGCATCAATAGTATCATTCGCCCTATCCGGGTCACTCTCAAGAATCTTCATGGTCGAAATAGACCTAGCCAAAGCCGCAGCAGCATCAAACTCGTCATACACGATCAAACCAGGATCGACACCGTTCAACCGGCGAAAATCTTGCACGAATTTGGCTGCCATCGATGCTGAACCGTCATGACCGGCACGCTCCAACTCCACACACAAACGCACATACTGTGTGTCACTCATCTTCCCGGAATGCCACAAACGACCCAACTCGGCATAATAGCCCGCATACTTCCCAGCAAACCTAACCGCCTCACGCTGATACCCGGTAGCAGCCAACCTCGACACAGCACCCGAAGCCATCGCCTATCATACCTCGTTAGTTTGACGCGATATAGCCCCAGCCAGTGCCGCCAACGGATCCGAAGACTCGGCACGATGACGCATCACAGCCTCAACCTGCACATCATCAAGCCCCAACATCTCCAACACCGTACGAGAATCAGCAGGCAAAATACCGGCACCAACAAGCTTCGTCACAGCATCAGCCGTAGCCGCCCTGGTAGGCGTCGAAGCATCACGCCAACGCAAACCCACATCACCAAAAAACGCGGCCTCATCAACACTCGAATCAAGCGCCTTAGCAGCCAGGAAACCAACCGACAGCCAGCCCTGACCAAACGACGTCTGCCTGCGTTCAGCACGCTTCACAAGCCGAGACTCCTCAGCAGCCAACGCCTCACCCGACGGCGGATTAGACGTAATAAACCCGAAATAGCGCTCCGGAACAGCCGCCTCACCCGCCGTCAACTGCGCCAACAGGCGCATCTGGTCAGAATACGGTGTAGGAGAATTCACAGGAAACGACCCAACATTCGGGGTATCACCGTCATCATCCTTATCAACAGCCCACACAGAAGCCATCGACAGGACCCAGCCAGGCTGCGAAAACTCGTCAGCCGACACACCCGTCACCCACCTTTGCGGGTAGGCATAGAAGTCACGATTCACAGACTGCCCCAACAGTGTGCGCACAGCCTCATCCGTGTAAGCCCTAATAGACCTCGTAATCTCCGAACGCCCATCAATACGAGACGTCCTACGCCGATTCACAATCGGCACCAACGGAACCGCACCCAACACATTCTCAATACGGCCCGTCTCAACCCACTCACGAGACCCACGCCGCTCCACCTGAACAATCACATTAGGAAGCAAAAGCTCAGCCTCAACCACCTCAGGATCACAAGTCGGCTGAACCACCAACCCCGCATCCAAACGAGACCCGTCAGCCGAAAACTTGCCCGTACAATTCTTTGGTGACTGCGGACGAACCGACACCGTACCATCACCATGAGGAATGATCGCAACAAACGACAACCCAAAAATTAGTGCATCAAGGTGGACGTCACATGACGCGGTTGATAGACGATTCGCAGCATACACACCATCCAGACCGTAGCCGTCACCATTAGTCCAGCCAAGCCAATCCAGACGCTCCTCCAAAGCATCCACCGCAATCCCAGGCCACGACACCACAGTCTGCACACGCTGCAACTCCGGAGGAATAGCAACCCCCAAATCACGCACCCGGCTAGAGCCCTCATAGTAGCCCTCAATACGGCAATGCCACGAAGACAACCTTTGGATACGATCGTACATGCCCTCAATCAGAGCCAACTCATCCGAGTTCATACCACAGACACCCGCTTCCTACCACTACGCTCCCGACGGCCACGACGAACACGCTTAGCCCCCAAAAACGCCAAAGACACAGCCTCCAAAGGAACCTCAGAACCATCCTTAAACGAGGAACCCCAACCCCACGCAGAACCCTTCTTCTTCTGCACAGCCGACCTCACAGCAATATCCAACATGTCACGCCTCGAATCAGCCCTAGGGTGAGAAACACTCCCAGACCTCACACCCTCCAGAAAAGCTTGACACGCCTCCACATAGGTGCCAGTATCAGCAACCACCACGCCACGGCCCGGAACACCACGATCCGTCAACGCCTTCTGCAACAACACCGCACCAGACCCGGCAACCATGATCCGGTCAGTATCACCCCAACGAACCGCCAACCAGTCAGCCAACCGGCCCACACCATCAACAATCGTTCCCGACAGCCCATCAATAACCTCAACATGAACCCCAGCATCAGTCCGGCCGGCACCAGACAAAGCAACCCGATCCCCCGAGCGAGAAAACGAGACACCAAACACTTTCCCGCCAACCAGAGCCACCTCATCCACAGCAGACTGAGCCCACTTATCCGCCGGAATCACAGACGTAGCCGACTGGCCACGATCCCACCAGCCAAGCCGCTCCCGAGCAAACCCGGCAGCAGACATCGACTCATGCTCATCACTTACGGTCCCGAAATTCAGGCGGCGACCCAACGCCGGATTAGTGTCACCAGCCAACTTCCGCCACTGCCGCGACACATCATCCGGATCAGACTCGTCAGGAATCGAAAACTCCGTCCACGCAAACCTTTTACCACCCGACAAAGCCTGCCCACGCAAACGCAACACCACAGACCCATCAGCCAACGGCCCAGGCGGCGTGCCCAGGAAAATCTGCTGCGGATCACCCGAAGGAGCCGCAGACACCGTAGGAAGCAAAGCCTCCAACTGCTCATCCGACAACTCCTGAGCCTCATCACACACCAAATCATCAACCGTAAAACCGCGAGCCGAACCACGAGAACGGGCCACAAACTCCACCGAACCCCAACCCGGACAACCACACTTACGCTCAAACGTGGCACAATCCGGATGATGCAACACAATAGCCTCCTGACCATTCGTCGCACGAATCGACTTCACCATACGATACAAGTCAGGAAACTGCCGCTCATTCTCAAAAAACGACCTCAACCGCATAAACGCCTTACGAGCCGACTTCAACTCGTGAGCCGTATGCAAAATACGGCGACCCTGAATAGTCGCCTTAAACAACTCCACAATCTCCAAAATAGCATTCTTGCCATTCTGGCGAGGCACAAACACCCCACACACACCCGAAGCAAGCCTGCCATTGCTACCGACAGCCAGCCAATCATCCAACACCTGCTGCTGCCACGGATCAGGCGTCAACCCATACGCACGACCCAACTCCCCAGCATCACCGCCAGCAGACACCGAATACGCTGCAGCCACCCGGTGACGAGGAACCTGAGACCCAACAATACCAGACACCTAATCAGGCCCCCTTGCGCTTCCTATACCGGTCAATCATCGCCACCGCAGAACCCCCACCACGGCCACCAGACGCCACATCAACCGAATACCGATCCAACATGCCCATAAAAGCCTTCACATGAGCACGAAGCGAAGCCACCAAATCCGCGCGACCCTCACGCCACACACAATCATGAATCACCGCAGCATCCATGAGAAACAGCCACTCCTCATCAGACACGTACTGCGCGCGACTATCCTCACCCCACACACGCCACCAACGACGCGTCTCCCCACACCACTCACGACCATCAGGAAGCTCCGGCTGCACAACACTCACCACCAACACAAAAAGTCGACAAACAGACAAATCCACAAAAGGGAGGTATTTCACTAAGCCGTACGAGGTCTTGCACGCCTGTGCAGGGGGTGGTCCCGGTGGGGGTTGGCGGGTTTTTCACCATGGAATCAAGGTTTTTGTGGTTTGTTGTTGGAATTTGATGTTTGGTTCGCTGCGATTGCCTTTGCTTCTGTTGCATGTTCTGCAGATGATTTGCCCGTTGTCGAGGGTGTTGAGTCCTCCCCGGCTGACGGGTGTGATGTGGTCGGCTTCGGGGCTGGTTGGCAGGTCATGTGTGTTCCAGGTGATGGTGGCTCCGCAGAGTGGGCATTCGGTTTGGCCCTGCTTGCGGGCTTGGGTGATGAGTCTTGCCCGCCAGCGCCGGTGTGCTTGGCTGGCTGTGCGGTTGGTGCGTGCCATGATGTGTCTGTTCCTCGCCGAGCCCTGTACGGGTCTTGTTTGCCCCTCTAACGGCCTGGGAACCGTTGGTGGTATGAATACCTTACCCTTGCCCTACTGTTCGATTCTGGGGGCTGTTTTGTTCGTTTGAGGGGGTGTTCTGTTTGTGCCGGGGTGTTTGTTTTTCCCTCACACCCCCTGGCATGTGAAAAAGATCACATCGCCCCCCAGCTGTGTCAAAAAGAGAAGGACACGAAAGAAAAAAGGGGGGTGGGCGTGTGTTCGCGTTTCAAGGCTTAGCGCTTGGCGCCTAGCGGTGTAGGACACGGGCTAAGCAGAAACACCTTAAAGGTTTTAAAGTCTTCTACATATAATATACACTTTAAGTCTCACCCGGTGTTAAGGGTTTAAGCGTGACACGCCGTACGCCTTCAGCTAAGCACGCTAAGCCGGAAAGGGACACGGGTGTCAGAGCGTGGGGAGTGTGCAACCGGGAGCGTGCGACCGGTGGACACGGGACACACGGTAAAAGGTTTCTCTTCTACCCTGATGAAGAAAAGAAGAGAAGAGAGAAAGAACCAAAGAGAGAAGAGAAGTAAAGAAGTTAACCCCTTAGCTCTTCGAAAACTTTTATAACTTATAAGCTTTAATACTTATAATATTAAAGTTTAAAACTGATGGTTAACTTTAAGTACTTAAGGTCTTTAAAGTCTTATAGTTACTTTAAGTGTTTAAAGCTTATAAGTCTTTAAGTCTTAAACACTGATGTTAAGTTTATATCCTTAAGTGCTAAGCCTTTAAGGTTTTATACTTAACTTAGGTGTTAAGGTCTTTATACTGATGCCGAGCCCTTGAGGGGCTCGGCGCCAAGCCATCAGTACCTTAGCGCCAAGCCCCCAGG